CAGGTACCGACAGGAACACCGGGAGGAGATCGCGGCGAAGCAGACCCGGTACCGACAGGAACACCGGGAGGAGATCGCGGCGAAGCAGACCCGGTACCGACAGGAACACCGGGAGGAGATCGCGGCGAAGAAGACCCGGTACCGACAGGAACACCGGGAGGAGTACAATACCTATATGCGGGATTATATGCGAACCCGGGCGGCACAACGGAAGTCAGCAGGAGCGGAATCATGACTGCCAACATCGGGAACAACTGAAATGAGAGGAGGATTGAAATGAACAACAACTCAACGAGAATTGGAATTAACGGTTTGTTTGACCATCAGGATGCCCTGGCTGAGGCCACGCTGGTTAGGAAGCCACGTCTAAAATTAGTCACACCGGCGTGGGCATCCAGAATGATAAAATGGACTGAAGACGCAGGATTTGAAAATCGCCATGAGAATCCTGATGATATCGATACCTACTCCAGAGATATGACTGCTGGCATGTGGGTTGCTGCGCACCCCCATGGAATCATCATTGACTCCAGAGGGTTTCTGATTGATGGGTGGCATCGTCTGAAGGCCATCATGAAATCGGGCATGTCGATCCTGATGTGGGTCTATATAGTGGAGTCTCGGCAAGAGATGGCGGTATCCACCGACATCGGAGTCAGGAGAAGCCAGACGGGAGGAGCCCATATTGATGCCACACCATTCCGCGATGAGCACCAAGCCACTGCAAGAATTATCGAGTTTGGAGTCCGGTCTACCAGACCCAAATTGTCACGGATCGAATATCGGCAATATATACGGAAATACTGGCGCGGTGTGGACTTTGTAGTATGCCATGGCCGCGGTGTGGGGGTCCTGATGGCGCCAATCAAAGCAGTTCTTGCTCGTGCCATCCTCTCGCCGGCATCTCCAAAATATATGAGGAACAATGCGACATCGGCGCAGGTTGAGCAGCGAATCCTTGAGTTCGTCCAGATATACAAGACGCTGGTTGCCCCTGACCCCAACAAAGACCATGCCCCGATTGCCCTGCATCGGTTCATGGAAAATATGAAAGGGATGAATAGTCTGGACAGCCGGTGCCTGATCTACATCGTTACCGAGATTGCCGTGATGAAATTCCTTCAACGGGAATTTATCACAGTGCTGAAACCCAATGCCTATCTGAAGGACGGAAAGGCGAAGGAGCTCTTCCCGATACCGGAGGATGAGAAGAACGAGCGGTTTCGCCGCGAGGACTCAAAGGGGTCCTGCGGATGACGGAAGAGTTGGAAGTAAAGAGCATCTCCGTGGACTTGCTGGACCGGGATCCGGATATCCAGCCACGGGCGACCTTAAACAGGGAGAAGATCACTGAGTTCAGTGACCACATGAAAGAGGGGGTGGTATTCCCCCCCATCGACGTGTTCCTCATTGAGGGCCGGTATCTGATCGTAGATGGATACCACCGGGATATGGCCGCCAGGGGAGCCGGTATCCAAGAGATCCGTTGCAGGATTCATATAGGAACCCGGCGGGATGCCATTCTCCTCTCCTCCGGGACCAACTGGCAGCATGGCATTGACCGCACGACCCGGGATAAACGCCGCGCAGTGGAGCGCCTCATCAACGATCCTGAGTGGAGTAAGTGGTCCTCCCGGGAGATTTCCCGTCATTGCCATGTCTCCGTATCCTTTGTTGAGAACTTTCGGCCGGTACCTGTCACTGTCCACGTGGACAGTGACAACCAATCCGGGGCAGCACCTGATTCCGCCGAGGGAACGGACAATACCACACCAGCGAAACCCGACCAAGAATCAGAGAAAGGGGGGAAAGGCGGAAAGCGCGAAGGAGCGGGCCGCAAAGAGAAGCGGAAGTTCGTGAACAAGCAGGGAAACGAAACGGAGATGCGGGTGGACAAGATCGGGAAGTCCCGGGGAAAGGTGCAGAGAATGGGGCTCTGTCCCCATTGTGGGCACCGGGCACTGATAAAGGACTTTCAAGTGGTGGTGCGGCCTGCATGACTGCCAACACCCCGAAGTCCCGGAAGGCGAAGGGCCGGGTCTTCCAGCAGCAGGTCCGGGAGGACATCCTGGAGGGGATGGACCTGGACCCGAAGGACGTCCTCTCAACTCCGATGGGCCAGGCGGGTCCTGACATCTACTTCGCGGCCGCCGCCCGTGAGGAGTTCCCCTTCGGTGTGGAGTGCAAGCATGTGGACCGGCTGGACCTCTGGGGAGCGATCCGGCAGACGGAGATCAATGCCTTCGGGGCGGGCCTGGTCCCCCTTCTGGTAATCAAGAAGAGCCGGGGGGATCCCTATGCTGTCGTCCCCTGGAAGGCGTTCCTCACCATGGCCCATTGCATGGACAGGAAGTGGTCCCTTTGAAGAAGGTCATGAGACACCCCCGGGCAACCCCCCCGACCAATGACTGGCGGGATCTGCCCTATGCCGAGGGAGGGATGTCCTGTGACGTCTGCGGCTCGCTCCTGGAGCACCGGGACCTGCTGGGGATCCATGCCAAGAACGGTTTCTGGGTGAAGGGATACCGGTGCCGGCACTGCCTGCATTCGATGGTGGAGGAGCCGGAGAACGCCCACCACGTCTTCTCCTGGGATCCGGACCTGGACCGGTACGCCCTGGAGGAGATCCTTCATACAGGTGGCGCCGTCCTGTTCAACCCGATGCTCCTCCTCTCCGGCCTGGGTGGGGGGAGCACGGCAACTGGAGGGATGTGAGGATGTTCCCCCCAATTATGTATGACCCATGTCACACACGCCCACTGACGAGAAATGAATTCCGTATGACCCATGTCATATCACTAAGAGAGAGAGAGCTATCCGTTTTCTGTAATACATACATCATACATAACTCGGAAGGTGCTCTTCGCCAAGGTAAACGTAGGTCATACAGAATCCCATCGACGGCATCAATGTATGATCCACATCATACAGAGGTCATCCAGGGGGTGGCATCGTGAGGGGCCGGAAGAAGGAACTCCACAACCCACTCCGAAAGACCATCTACGTGGAGAAGGCGGATGCCGAGACAGCGAAGGCCAGCCATCTCTCTGATTCGGTGATCTATCGGGCAGGCCTCAAGATATGCAACCGGACCCGGCCGGAGGTCCTGGAACGACTGGCGGCGGCCGAGGACCAGATGGCGGAGGAACATGAGACCGAGGCCGCCATGCACCGGCACCGGGCCCAGGAGCTGCGGGGGAGGACCCGGAATGGCCAGATCAGCGAGCCGGAACCTGTAGGCGGTGAGGTGGCACCATGAACCGAACAAAGATCGAGTGGGCCACCCACACGTGGAACCCGATGACAGGATGCACCTACGGGTGCCCGTACTGCTTCGCCCGGAAGATCACCGTCCGGTTCCCGAGGAACTACCCCTTTGGATTCACCCCGCACTTCAATCTCCACGAATACGAGGCGAAGATGCCGAGGAAGCCCGCCCGGATCTTCACCGTTGACATGGGGGACTTCTGGGATCCATCCTTTACTGGTGAGGTGAGGGGAAGTGTGCTCTACCGGATGCACTCCTTCCCACGACATAGATTCCTCATCCTGACCAAGAGACCAGAAAAGATCGCCGAATGTAAAAATACTGGCAGCATCAAATTCCCTTCAAACCTCTGGCTCGGTGTCACGGTGGACCGGCGTGGTGCAGAGCACCGCATCAAGGAACTCATCGACAGAACGGTGGGGACCAAGGCTCATCGCTTCGTCAGTTTCGAGCCCATCCTTGACTACCTCGATCTAGGCAGTTTCACGATGGACGGTCCTGAGTGGGTGATCATCGGGGCGCAGACCAACCCAACACGGTATCCGCCGTGGGAGACCGTGGAGGACATCATCGACAAGTGCGAAATTTGGGGTATCCCCTACTTCGTGAAGGATAACCTGCGGGTCCTCTTCATAAATCATCGAAGCTGGAATCTCTTCAAGCAGAACTATCCAAAGGATCTCCAGATCGTGGAGGCACCATGACCCCGAACGGCATCATCTGGGGCCGGTCCAGGACCTCCCGGTACGTCCACGCATACCCGAGTCCGCGGGAGAAGAGCTTCTGCGGCCGGAGTCCGGGCCCCGATCCGCACCTGGTCGCGGAGTCCTGGAACAAGGACGATCCGGAGACCTGCCCGGTATGCCGGCGGTGGGCCCGGTGGAAAGAGAAGGGCCTGGTGGAGGTCCCCCCATGATCCGCTGCAGGTGCGGCGTCCAGGTCGCGCAGTCCATGGCCCACGCCGTCGTGGTGGACGACGGCCGCGGGTGGTTCAAGCACTACCTCTACCTCTGCGCGAAGTGCTACGTGGCCTGGATCGGTGCGGAGAAGCGGATCCGGGAGATGATCGACTGGATCCCCACGGGAGCGGACCTGAAATGAGCAGGTCCCCGCGGAAGTGGAACCTCCCCCTCACCTACCAGCCGAAGATCGCACGGGTGGCCAGCGGGGAGATCCGGCAGACGATCCGGCCCGGGTTGAAGTACCGGGTGGGTGACCAGGTATCCTTTCATGGGTGGGAAGGACTTCCATATCGGTCGCGGTGGACCGGCCGGACGCCCTACTTCAGACTGACAGAATGCAAAGAGATTAGGATCTACCCGGACGGAGTTCGCAGATCTGGAAGATCTGACGAGCCGGGGTTGATCTGGCGGCACTGCTGTTGGATAAGCCCCACTGTGGACCATCTGGCAATCTTGGACGGCATCGACCCCCCAACCGGTCAGGAGCTTGGCCGGGTCCTCATGGAGATGCACGATCTCCCGGATGATGGGATGGACTTCCAGATCTTGAGGTGGTGAAGTTTGATGGACGTTTCAAAGTTGATTGAGAGGACAAAGAATTGGGGGGTAACAAAGAACCCCGATGGCAGTACAACCCATACGATGACCCTATCCGTAGAGGGATCGGTTCGTAATTGCATTTACTCCCAAGGGGAAGATGATTGGGGAGTGAATGAGATTGCCAGACTCTATTACGAGGGGCGTGAAGCGTGGCTACGTGGGGACCTCGAAACTGTCGCGGACTTCTTTGGGATGCTTAGATGACCCACGGTAACCCTCGGTGACCCACGGTAACCCTCTATACCTCCCTGCTTTTCTCTATAGAACCTCATAGGAAACCCAACCGTGCGGGGGTGCCCGAAGCGGCCACTACGGCACACACATCCCCTGTGATTCTCGAGGCTCCCCCCGCGGCCCGAAGAGGTACCAAGAATGCAATTCGCAAGCCTGATTCCCGTGCTGCTCCCCATCGCGGTTGCGGCACTGTATGCAACGATCAAGTACCTGGAGAATGCCGCAGGGCCCAACCCGCCGGCTTTCGACCCGGTGAAGTTCAGTGGCACGATGGCCATTGCGCTTGTGCTGGGCGTCTTTTTGTACTTCATGCAAGGATCCGTGCCATCAGTGGAGATGCTCTTTGCCATGCTCCAGGCATACCCGGAGCTGGTGGGATTCGCCGTGATGGGCATGGTGGCCGTGATGGACATCCTCTCCAAGCTGATCGGGCGGGCATCCGTGAAGGTGGCCGTATTGAGTCCCATCGCGCCAGCCACGTCATGCACAACGGGCACCTGCGCAGCCGGTGCTGTTGCGACCGGTACCGTCATGGGCTCGATAGACCCCGCGTATTACGAGATCACACCGGGGGTTTCGGTCCTGCCCACCAACAACCAGGGAAAGAGCCCGTTCACGGTGGAGTTCGCAATCAAGGGATTCCCCGATAGCGGGCCGGCAGAGGTAATGGAGGGCATCATCGACTTCGGGGACGGTTCACCGCCGCAGTCTTTCGTCATGGACTTCGGGTGGGCCACTGTGAAGCACACCTATACCTACACGAAGCCCCTGGAGGGCAAGTCCATGTCGCAGAACTGCTACCCGACGGTCACCGTCCGGAACCTGCTGGGTAAGAAAGCCTCCACGGGACGGGGCGCCTGCTGGGTTGACACCTTCGACCCGGCCTACAACGGGCCGTACTGAAAAGGCATGTTCCCGATGGCCATGAACCTCATGACCATGAACGCGGCCCCCCGGATCCCCGACCGGGGGCGGGGGAGAACCCGGCTGGGAACCGATGGAGGAGGATAGCATGACCCGTACCGTAGGAGAGCCGGAGGTCATGGAGAGCGCCATCGTCGTCCGTGAGAGTAGCATCGGGTCTCTGACCGCCATCACCATCTTTCTCACCGCGGTTCTCCTCACCGTGCTGGCGCTAGGGGTGCTCTCGTGACCCCCCCGGATCCCCACCCGGGGGAGGGGGGGACCGACCCGGGCGATACGGGCGAAGAGGTACTGGACCATTACATGGAGCCTCCCGTCCGGAGCATCTGGGACGTCATGTATGACGAGACCGGGATCACACGGGACCGCGGGGCGGAGCTCGAGGCCGAGATCCAGAACGCTTACTGCAGCGTGCTCGACTACGACCACGGTCTCGTGGACCGTCCCTCCGCCATGAAGGTTCTTGTCCAGGTGATCACGGACCCGATCGAGCTCATCGTGGCCGGTTTCATCATGGCCATGGCGGAGCAGCGGATCATGGAGTTCGCGATCCGGGCCCGGCGCCACGCTGACGCGAACAGGAGACTTGAACAGAAGAAGGCCGGGCATCCGCCCGGATACGGGTGATGGCAAGGGGTGGTAACTGATGGGCGGCAGACCGAGAGGCACGAAGATGATGATGGTCGGGAGGGTGCGAAGACTCTGCTGGCCTGACGGGACACCCGTGCGGGGAACGGTAAGGGCTGGCAAGCCGAAGGCCCCCCCCGGGAAGGTGGGCATCGATGACCTGAACAAGAAGCGAGCCGAACTGGGCGCGGATCCCATTGACCCGGAAAAACCCAAGGTAAGGACCGCGGCCAAGGCACCTGCAGCGGCCCCGGTGGCGCGACCCCCGCCCCACCTATCCCCCCCAACACCACCCCCCCGGGGAGCGACCCCCGCACCGATCAAAGTGATCCTGGTGTGCGAGGATGGTGCCGATCCGACGTTCGCCATCTTCGGCTCCGCCGACCTTCTCAAGGAGATCCAGGAGGACCTCGCGGCCATCCGGAAGGCGCTGGAGGCCCACCTCGGAGTGGCTACAACGTAGCCAGGAAGTGACGCTTGAAACGCACTACAGGAAACGCCTCGAAGAACGGCGACACCTACGGGGACTTCTACAAGATCCTCGCCATCTCCGACCTCCACACGGGGTCCGTCTACGCCCCGTGGCCGGAGAAGTTCGAGTGGATCAGCCCGCAGAACGATGCGGTCTTCACCTTCACCACCTCCGACGCCATCCAGAAGATGAACGAAGCGTGGGGAGAGATGATCCAGACGCTCAAGGCCCTGGGTGGTGTGGACTGCCTGATCGTGAACGGGGACCTGGTGGACGGTCCCGCCTACAAGGAGTACGGGAAGGAGTGCATCACGTCCGATCCACTGATCCAGGCGGATGCCTGCACGGCCATGCTCAAGCAGGTCCCCCTCTCCTCCAGGAAGGCGCCGATCTTCATCACGATGGGCTCGGACTACCACGTCAAGGTGGGGAACGTGGAGGTCGAACGGATCATCGGTGAGAAGGTAAAGGCGAAGAAGGTGGGGATGGATCTCCTCATTGACGGGGGCGGGATCCGGATCCATGCCCAGCACTTCATCGCGTCCTCCCAGGGACCGCAGGTGTACTGGACAACCGCCCCCTCCCGGGACTCGATGTTCCTCTCCATCCACAACGCGGAGACGGAATACGGAGAGGTAGACGCAGGGATCCGGTCTCACCGTCACAACTTCACAGTCTCGATGTTCAAGCGGAACTTCGTGGTCATCACCCCGGGGTGGCAGCTCCGGACGCCATTCGCCAGGAAGAAAGGGATCCTGACACCCGCCCATATCGGGGGCGTGCTGCTCTGGGTGGACCGCCACGACCCGAGCCGGATCCTGATCGACCGCTCGCTGGTGAGGCCGCAGCCTGTCCCGCCATGCCCGGTGACCACATGGTAATGAAAAAGAACATCACCCCGGGGGAGATGGACCGGATGGCCTACAACGTGGTGGTCCCGGAGCTCGAGGACGCGATGGCATCCCGGTCTATCAATCCCCCCCCACACATCTGGACCCCACGGGAAGAGGCGATCCTGACTAAATACTACCGGAAGGTGACACGGGCCGATCTCTGCAAAACGCTGGAGATTAAACGGTGGACCCTTGAACGTAAGATCACGGATATGAAAGCAGAGGGGAGACTCCCCCCATGACCCGAGCCGAGGTCATCGCCAAGCTGGTCATGGCTGCAGGGGGCCTCTTCGTCTTCTGGATGGTCCTCTTCTACCAGCGGCACCTGGACTGGAGAGCGCGGGGATGACCTGGAAGAACCGGATCTCCCGGACCGGTCTGGGTAACCGAGATAAGTTCCGAGGACTGAAGGACATCTACGAAGGATATAAACCTTCACACAATGCAGGCGTCTACCGCCCCATTCAAATAAATCCCCTAACAGGCTTTGTCTTCCAAAGGAACCACACCACAGATGACATGGGGCTCAGTCGCAATGACGGCGACATTGTAATTTGTCCGTCCCCATGGAGGTCGAAGAAGGGGACCGCAGGACCTCGATCGAGGTCGGCCCCTCCAGAATACAATTGGCAACCCTCTCCAGAATACTATGGATTCACATGGCGCGAGATTGCCCCCAAAGGAAATGATGTTTGCTCAATTCTAAAACACCATTCCGAGGCAGCAGCGGAGGATCCCGAACACCTTCCTACGGATTTCATCAAATCATTAATCTTCAAGGATGAGGACCAATGCCCGGAGGTATCATGACCGGTAAGTACGACGAACGGCGCCACCCGGACGCCATCGCAGCCCTTGCCCGGAGGGGACTCACGGACGACAAGATCGCCCACGACCTCCGGATCTCGCGGAAGACCCTCTCGGAATGGAAGAAGAGATACGTCGCTGTAGGTGACGCCCTAAAGGAAGGGAAGGTCATTGCGGACGGCCAGGTGGAGGGGGCCCTCTACCGGCGGGCCTGCGGGTACACCTACACCGAGAAGAAAACCACCGAGTTCCCGGATGGATCCCAGCGCATCGAGACCACCAGGAAAGAAGTCGCCCCCGACACCACAGCCATCATCTTCTGGCTGAAGAACCGGGCGCCGGATGTCTGGCGGGATGTGCAGCGGCAGGAGATCACCGGTACGGAGGGCGGGCCGGTCCAGGTCCGCATGATGACCGATGAGGAGCTGGTGGCGGCAGCGGAGAAGACGATGAAGAAGGTGAAGGGATGACCGATGTCTGTGCCATCATCTGCCCGAAGTGCGAGAGCACGGACGTGGTTATCAAGGATGCCGATGCCGATACGGGCCTCACCCTCCCCGGGAGTAACGAACCCCTCATGGGGCAGCTGGTCGAGTGCCAGAAGTGCAGGATCCGGTGGTATCTGGTTGCTCTCATTGAGGCCGAGCCTCCCTGGGCAACCACCATGGGGATGAACTGATGACCCTCACCGCGACCCAGCGGGACCTCTTCCAGGAGATCGCCTCCAGGTGGACGCTCAATGCCCGCCCGAAGCAGCTCCCGCCGCAGGGTGCATGGCGGGTCTGGTTCATCCGGTGCGGTCGCGGCTGGGGAAAGAACCGGACCGGGGCGGAATGGATCCTGCAGCGGGTCCGGGAAGGGTTCACCCGGATCGCACTGGTGGGGGAGACGAAGGCCGATGTCCGCGACACCATGATCGAGGTCGGGGACTCCTCCATCCTCCGGTGCGCCCGGCCCGAGGAACGGCCCCTCTACGAGCCATCGAAGAGACGGCTGACGTTCCCGAACGGGGCCATCGCCATCGCCTACTCGGGGGACGACCCCGACCAGCTCCGGGGCCCCCAGCATGATTCTGGGTGGGTGGATGAGCTGGCGAAGTTCCAGTACCCGAAAGAGACCTGGATGAACCTCCTGATGGGGCTCCGGATCGGCCCGAACCCCCAGGTGCTCATCACCACCACGCCGCGGCCCATCCAGATATTAAAGGAGATCCAGGCCGATCCCGGCACCGTCCTGGTCACCGGGTCCACCCGGGAGAATGAGGAGAACCTCTCCCCGGAATTCATCGCGGAGATCACCCGCAGGTATGCAGGCACCCGCCTGGGCCGGCAGGAGCTGGAGGGGGAGATCCTGGACGACAACCCCCTCGCGCTCTGGAAACGGGACGTGATCGAGAACCTCCGCGTGCGGGAGGCCCCCCCCCGGCTGGTCCGGATCGTGGTGGGGGTGGACCCCGCAGTGTCCGGCTCGGAGGAGGCGGCCGAGACAGGGATCGTCACCGCGGGCATGGCCGCCGACGGTCACCTCTTTGTATTGAACGATCATTCGATACGTGGAACACCCAACGAGTGGGCGGTCGCGGTCGCCAGGGCCTACCACGCCTCCAGGGCGGACAGGGTGATCGGGGAAGTCAACAATGGCGGGGACCTGGTGGAGGTGAACCTCCGTACGGTTGACCGGCAGATCTCTTTCAAGGCCGTCCATGCCACCCGGGGGAAGGTGATCCGGGCAGAACCCATCGCCGCCCTCTATGAGCAGGGCAAGGTCCACCATGTCGGCACCTTCCCCCAGCTCGAGGACCAGATGGTAGAATGGATGCCTGGTGAGAAGAGTCCGGATAGAATGGACGCCCTGGTCTGGGCCCTGACGGAGCTCGCAGAGAAGGCACCGATCACGGGAAATAGGTTCCCGATATCGGGGGCGACAAGGAAGTGGTGAGGATGGACAATTCATTCGATGACAGATGGACAAAGGTTGCCTGCTATGCACGGGACTGCAAACACAATATCGAGGCACTTGAGCCGACCTGTGAACTGAAGCTCATTCTGATCTCCGAGTTCGATCGGTGCAGGAGGTACGAGAAGAGATGACGATACTTGAGACATTCAGGAAGAGGCTCGCGGCCACCATCTACGCTGCGGGCAGCCCCACACCGCAGACGCGGATCGTGGGTGGAGGATCAGAGGACAACCCATTCGCGCGACTCGGGCGGGACGACAGGACGGACCCCCGGGCGAAGATCAAGCGGTTCATGAAGAACTACCGCCGGGGGGGGCCGGTGGCGGACGCCCTGGACGCTTACCCCCTGTTCGCGCTGGCGAATAGTTACGAGCTCGTCTGCGAGAAGGGCAGCGAGGCCCTGAAGGACAAGGTGATCACATGGTGCGACCAGCCCCAGGTGGACCTGGACAGCACCCTTTGGGATGGGATCCTCTCTGCGATCATCGCGGGGGACGGCTACCAGGAGATTATCCAGGACCGGGGCGGCGGCGTGTGGGGTATCGTGACCCGCGACCCCGCATCGTTCAGAAAGAAATACGACGAGTTCGGCCGGCTCCAATATTACGAGCAGGTCATGGAGACCCTCGGCATCGAGAAACCCGTGCAGATCGAGCCGGACCGGATCCTGAACCTGATCCTCTTCCGGGCACCGGGGGACGTCTACGGGCAGTCCATCATGGACCGGGCGGAGGACGATATCAACCGCGACCTGGACGTGATCGAGTCCATCACGAAGGCCATCCACCGGCACGGCACCCCGAAACAGCAGTGGGCCGTGGGGAGCGAGGAGAACCGGGCGAGTGATGCCGATCTGAAAGCCATCCGGACCGAGATCCAGACCATGAAGGCGATGACGGATTTCGCCACCACGCACGACACGAAGATCAACATGCTGGACACGGCAGGCGTCCAGAACGTGGACGTCTACTCCAATGTCAGCCTGCAGCGGCTCGCCTGTGCCCTTGGAGTACCAGAAGAGATGCTAGGGCTCGGCCGGGGCAGCACGGAAGCCACGGCTGTCGTCCGGATGAAGGCCTTCCTGGACCGGATCAGCACCATCCAGGGCATCGTGGCGCGGGCCTACTCGCGGGGCCTCATCGACCGGATCACGGGCGTGCCGGGGGCGGTCTGGATCGAGTTCAACGACACCTCCGTGGAGGACGAGAAGAAGGTAGCCGACCTGATCGCGGTCCTCGCCAAGCTCGACCCGCTGGACCCGTGGGCGGTTGTCACCCCCGAATGGGTCCGGGAGCGGATGAAGATCGAGGCCCCGGCCACCGAACCGCAGGTCGATGTCTCACCCTACCAGGGAGACACGGGACCCGGTGGGCAGACATCATGAAATCCAAGTGGCAAATCCCGGTCAAGGCAAAGGAAGACCAGCGTAGATACCGAGCCTGCCTTCGGCTCTGCAAGAGGTACCGGGAACCGTTCCCGCAGGCCCTCCGGCATGAGATGATCCACCGGATGTTCAACAGGCCATTTACTCCGATTGGGCTCCTTGTAGATGAGCTCGAGGATCAATTCGGAGTGGAGCCTAATCCGCTGGTGGAGCCATGAAGTCCCTCGCGGCCGCCAGGAGGTCACGGAGGTCACGGATCCGCAGGAACGACCCGACCGGGTCCAGCCGTCATATCCGGGAGTACGAGAACCAGCTGGTCCCCCTCTTCGGGAACTACCAGCGAACGATCATCCAGCATATCGAACGGGAGCACCACATGGGCATACCCGATGGTGGGCGGGACCTGGATACCAAGGTCCCCATTCCCCCCATCGACCTCCGGGCCCTTGTCGGTGCCCTGGACATCGCGGTGAAGGGGGAGGTCCTGACTCCCGGTAAACAGGTGACAGACAAGGCGGTGCAGCGGGCATACCAGCAGGGAACGGTCTTTGCAGGTGTCACCCTCCGCAGGGCCGGGCTCCCCCAGGCCCAGCCGGTCCCCGTAGGAGAGGAGGTGAGCACCCTCGGCCCCGCGGACTGGCGGACCATCGACTGGCTGAAGGTGCGGAACCTGGAGGTCCTCAAGGGGATCACGGCCGAGACGAACAAGCAGATCGTCCTCTCCCTCACGGAAGGCATCAATGCAGGGGAGGGGATGCTTCCCCTGGCGAAGCGGATCACGGACGCAGTGGACACCATCGGGATCACCCGTGCCCGGATGATGGCCAGGACCGAGACCATGTACGCGGTCAACCAGGGATCCCTGATCCGGTACACCCAGGCGGGGGTGGAGAAGGTGGAGTGGCTCTCGGCGACCGAGGACGACCGTGTCTGCGACGAGTGCGAGGCCCTGAACGGCCAGATCTTCGATATTGACAGCGTGCCGGAGATTCCTGTACATCCTAACTGTGTCCTAGGGGATACGAGATGTGAAACGCCGGGTGGCGTGATCGTGGGGTTGCGGACCCTCTATGATGGGCCGGTACTTGAGATTGTTACAGCCAAGGGTCGTAAACTGACCATCACCCCGAATCACCTGCTCCTGCTGGAAGGCGGTTTTATCGAAGCGGACCGCCTCCACAAGGGCGACAAGGTAATCTGCCGCCCCTTCCTGCAGGGGGTAATCCCGGACCACCCAGATGATAACCGGGACCCACCCATGATCAAGGAGATAATCACATCGCTTTCGATATCTCTCGGCATGCCGACCACCAGCGTGCCAGTTACCGCCGAAGATCTCCACGGCGATGGGCGGCTCTGTGATGGCGACATCGATATTGTAGGACCCCACCGCCATCTGCTTCACAGTCCGAAGGCCGCGATCTTCAAGCATCTCCGCAAGGCGTATCTCAATGGGGGTGGCGAACTTCCCACTCTGCTGGCGGGTTACAGCCCGCTTGCACAGTTCCTCTTCAGTGCGGCGATGACCGCGGACGGCGGCATGAGCAGCATCCGAGAGGCGAGCCCGCTCCTCCGGGGCGGTCCGCGCCATACGGAGATACATGGACTCGCTGCGCCCCCGGGGCATGATTCCATGGGACCTCAACCGAAGGCAGACCACAGACCGGGCGATCCCAAACAGATGCGCGAGCTGCTTGACCGATTCGCCGGAGTTGTAGAGCTCGATGAGGTTATCAACATCAATATCCGTGCGTTTCGCGGGCATGTATATGACCTCCAGACAGTCCCTACACTATACTTCGGCAGTGGGATACTTATGTCTAACTGCAGGTGCTGCACGGCACCGGTGGTGGAATGATGGAGGTCTCGGCCGATACCATCAAGACGATCCGGGAGCTCTGCGAGGACATCATGGCCCGGGACGGTTTCGCCCAGTCGCTCACGTTGCGGGCCGTGGCGATCCTTGCCGCGCTGGATATGCAGGAGAAACGGCATGGGGCGGCGAATTCCCCAGGATAGACGGCACCGCCGGCAGCGGAGGAACGGAAAGGAGAACCGGTACCGGGAACCGGAAAGGAGATGAAAGAATTATGAGCATGTTTTTCGGGAAAACCTTCACGCAAGATGGGCGGGAGTTTCACGTCGTCGGGAAGTCCCTGGTCTGCAAGGTGATGGGAAACCTCACGGGGATCACTGCCCTGTGTGACCTCGTGGTGCGGCCCGAATGGCTGAAGACCGAGGGCGAGTGGGCGCCCCCCAACATGGACTTCTTCCTCAAGATGCTGGGAGAGTTCGAGACGTGGGCCGGGGACAACCTGCTGCTGATCCAACGGAAGACGGCGGTCACGGCCGCCGGCTGGATCGCTACCCTGTACCGGAACGACTCCGCCTACTGCCCCCGGATCGGGTGGTTGGCGCTCGCCATCGCTTCTCACCCCGACTGGTCCTTCGGGCAACTCTGCGACGAATACCTGAAGACGGAGAAGCGGACGGACCGCCTCGCCAGATACCAGATGCTGGTCGATTACGCCAGGCGGCAGTACCGGAAGCGGGCCTGGGTCCGGGCCTCCGTCGACTGGGGGATGGCGTGGATCCGGGATCATGGGAAGGAGTTCGCCTGGCAGGTCCCGTCGGAACCCGGATCGGATCTCTCCTACTACGACCCCCGGTCGTGGCCGGGGAACACCCCCACCCCCTGGGAAGCCGTGAACGGAGGCCGGCCATGAATCCGAATAGATGTCAATGGATGCCCGATGAGGATGGGACAATTGACCTTGTGTTCATTGGGGAAGACTTCTATGTGAAGAGTCATACCCTCATCTCCTCAATTTATCGTCAGGAGAAGGACGGCAGGTTGACTAGATTCGATTGGGGCTTCCTCCAGTTGGCAATTAAGCAGGCAGGGAAAGGTACCACCATCCACGCCCGGGAAGCTACCCCCGAGGAGCTCGCACGGTTTGAGGAGATGTTGATAGAGATTCGCAAAGATCCCGAAGGGGCCTCTCTAGTGGTTCTGCTCGAAGACATGGCACTGGGAAGGGATATCCATACGGTGGGACCATGACCATGAACAGCCACGTCATGAAGGTCCTCACCCGGGCGGGGGAGCTCTATTCCGAGATCGACCCCGCGGAGCTCGGGGTGTTCCTGGAGAACGGGGACCGCGTCATCGATGACGGGAACATCATCGCGCAGACCGAGTGGACCTACCGGTTCCTGCTGCAGCGGTACAGGGAGTTCGAGAAGGACCCCATGATGGGGCGCCTGTACGGGTCGAAGATCAGAGCTGATATAATCCTGGCGCTGGCCTCCCCCCAATGGCGGCAGCGGTTCCAGTGGGAGACGTGGTTCATGGCCGAGTACTAC